TGAATTGTCCTTCGGCTGTTCCTGCTGCATCTGCAGCTGCGCCACCAAACTTCTTTGCCACGTCATCTGAATAGTCTCCAGTAGTTGCCATAAGGTCATTAACGATTGCCGACTGGCTGGCAAACTTTTCGTTGGCTGCTGTCAGTTTCTTGGTGGCTTCTTCACCAGACAGCATCCCCTCAGCAATTTGGTACTTGACCAAAGCAAGGGCAGCCTCATCTTTGGCAAGTTTTTTTTGTTCTTTTTGCAGGTCAATGGAAGCCTGAATGCCCTCGGACATTGGAATGCCCAATTTCTTCAACGCTGCATATTGTCCCATCTCGGCCTTAGCCAAAGCTTGGGTCACGGCTTCAAGTGGTTTGCCAGTAGCGGCTGCCACATCCTGAGCAATAGCCAACAACTTGTTTGAACGCTCAACGTCATTAGTAGCCAAAACCAATTTGCTAAATGCTGGGCGTAGTTCGTCATCAGCGACACCAGTAGCCATAGACATTTTGGTAATCATGTCCTCAGTGGCTTTGATTTGCGCATCCGTGGCGTGGGCTGAGTTGCGGAGGTTGCCAGCAAGAACAACTTGTGCAGCTGCATCTTCGGCAGCGCCCTTCGCGGCATCCCCCAAAGCGACAGCCAAACCTGCTAATGCAAGCCCAGCAGGGACGGCTGCTTTCTTAATTGCAAATTGGGCTTTCTCGCCGTTTGTTTCTAAGTCTTTGAATTGTGCAATGGCCTTCTTAATGCCTGTGCCATCGAACTCACTGATGATGGGAATGTTTACAGCCATTACTTGATGCCCTTATTTACGGTTGAGATTACGCGCAATACTAACGCTCGAAGTTCCGCCTGTATGGCTGGCAATGACTGATCGGCTGCAGGCCACAAAATACGACTGGTACGAGCCGCAAGGTTTTCAGAGAGCAAAGTTGTCTTGCCACGACCAGCAGTTTCAAGCACCACAGCACCAGCATCAGACTGGGTGACATAGATGACATTGGCATCATTGCGCCTAGTTGAGAACTTAACCTTTAGTCCTTTGACTGCTTTTGCTTTGGTATATGGGAACAATGTTTTGTTGCCCTGTACCCATTTGCGATTCATACCGGACAATGGCGTATCGGGATATCGAGAAGCAGCTAGAGAAACCAATGGTTGAGCAATTTGCTTTGCATCAGCATTGAACTGCTTGCGTAAGTCTTTGTCAATTTTGCCTAGAGCCTTGATGGCTTCTTTAGCGCCGACAATTTCAATAGATGCCGTGGCTGTCATTTGCGTCTTGCTTTGTTTAGGACGTCAATCACAGTGTTCATGTCTTGCATTTCGAAAGGTATTTGTGGAGGCCACCACCCAGTTTCAACTAGCCGTTGGTGGGGTTTGTAGGTTCATCCGTTACAACTTCAATGGCAACCAAACGCTTGACATAATCATCAAAGATTGCTGGCACTGCAATGCCGTTTACTTTGCAGGATTCAAAAGCCATGAACGCCAAGTCTTCAAGTCCTACGCCAGTGGCAAGGTTGGAGGCTTTTTGTTTGAACTTTCGTTCCCAAGCAATGATGACGTAGAGGTTTGTTGTGACCTCATAGGTTGTTTGGTCGGTTGTGACTTTGAGCGTGAGTTGCATTGTGTTGTTTCTTGTTTATGGGGTTGTGATGTCGCGTACCCAAGTGCCGCCTGTGAAGGAAGCCTCTACGGTTGCGAGTTCGCCAACTGTTGAGTTGATTGGCGTGAAGTTGGCAAGCATGCAGTTGGTGAGAACGTATTCAGGGTTTGTTGCTGACTCTGTTGCGCCTGATGGCGAGATGGTCAAGGTTGTGGTGCCTGTGCCTACGCATGATGCAAGGATGGCTTCAACTTCGGTTGCGCCGTATGACAAGAAGAAAGTGATTGACACATCTACTGTTTGAAGGCCACCCGTAAAGCGATGCCCAGTGTCACCAAAGGCTGTTGACTCAAGTGAGTCTTGACCGATTGTGATTGCACAAGCATTTGCCTGATCAGACATATCTGTGGTGGTAGCACCTTGGGTGATTCCGATAGTTGCGTTGGATAGGAATGTTGTTGTTGCCATTGGTGGCTCCTTTTTGTTAGTTGCGCCGTACTGCTACGGCAACGGTCATGTCATAGCAGGGAAGCATCTGTTCGCCGTATGAAGCGAGAGATGGCCTTCCATCGACTATGGCTATTGGTGAGTTCATAATTGTGTCAACAGTGGTCATGAGGTAATCGCCCGAATCTTGGTTGCCCGGAGGCCCAGCAAGAACACGAATGACTAGCCGAATGTCGCCCACGTTGTATGTGAAGGCATCGAGCGTTGGTAGTTCAATCATGACTGACAAGGGTCGGGCGTTGCGTGGGTCTGTGACTGGTTTCAAGCCCAAAGCCGTGAGTGCGGTCTTGGTGGCGTTGACTGCTTCGTAGAGAATGCCCGTCGCAGCCATTAGGCGACCTGTGGCCTTCCGCAGCCAAGCAGCTGCATTATCTGACCTAGTGACATGGTTGGTGTGCCCATGCCCATTGAGTCAAAAGATGCATAGCCGTCAACAGCGCCACGGGAGCGATATTGGGTGGCTGCATACATGATTGTGCCTAGTTTGGCTGCGCCGTCTGGAGCCGTTGTAAGGCTGTCTGTGTAGCCAGCCTCTCTACGCTTGCGGAATGCCCAACTGTTAGCCGCTGAGACGCATACAGCGATGAATGCGGTGTCATTAGCGGTGGCAACCTCGATGCCTAACCAACTGGTGACATCGGCTGAGGTAATCCATGAGCAAGACGGGGTGAAGGTGACAGTGCCAGTGGCAATGCTTCGAGCAAGGTCGTCGCCTGCACTGACGAATATGAACTGGTTTTCCATGATGACGTCATAGTCAAAAAGCAAGTCGCCTTCATCTGAAACGCCAATAAATTCGTAAGGTTCGGTAGAAATAACAGTGTGAGTGCCATTGAAGTTATGGCCCGCGCCTGCTACCACTACCGAATCTTGCGGTTGAATGTCTGTGTCTACAAAAGTCTGCAAGATGGCATAGTCCTCTAGCCGCGTATGAAATGCGAGGTTAAAGGTGGCCATGGTCTTGCAGTCTTTCTAGTTCGTCTTTATCAGACGAAAGCAGCCTTGACGAACTTGGTTGAGTCAATCATCAACGCTGCAAAGTAGCCACGGAATGCGATTGTGCGTGAAAGCGTTGAAGGCGAGTCAATGCTGATTGCGCCCTTCTGCTGTTCAAACAGTTCGTATCCAGATGCGTCACCCAGAATGAGTGTGCCATTGGCAAAGTTGCGGTCAACCACAACTTGCAACCCGAAAGCGTTGCCGTTGTATTGTCCCGGTGCAAGGTTTCCGTATGCGTTCATTGGCCCAACCTGTGGGAACAACGGACGCTTTGAGGAATCGCTCAGTGCGAGCAAGTCGCCCCAAATGTCGGCTGCAAGGAACAAGTGTGTTGGCAAGTTTCCGTTAGACGATGACAAGATGGTTGTTGCTGCACCTGCTACCCATGCTGACCAAACACTTGGGTCATCCAAGTCTGCAGCGGTGAAGTTGCGTGTTACTGATGCACCAGAAGCCAATTGGTCTGCTGCGTAGTTGTCTGTGGCATTGGCGTAGATACGGCCCATGTCGTCAAGAACAACTGACAAGATTGCAGGGTCTGACCAGTCAATTGTGGCTTCGCTGATATTCACATATCCACCAAAAATTTGTTTGGTGACTTGGTTGTTGAACACGACCATTGTGCCTTGGCTTGGTGACTGCTCAGCAATACTTGCACCAATAGTCACGTGGGTTGTGACCTCAGGGCGAATAAACACTTTTCCACCAGTAGGTAAGGCACGTGCGCCGATTGCATCAACGACTGGGCGACGACCAATGAAGTTGTTGTAAACGGGTGAGATAATCGGTGTTGGAAGAACTCCGGGTGTGTCAGTTGTGACGATGTCTGGTGCAGCTGCGCGAAGTGCATCGCTCATTCCGCGCCATTGGTCTCCGCCTGAGATTGCTGCTGAAATGTACTCAACAGCGGTTGGAAGTTTTACTTCGCGACGTGCGGTTGCGTAGATGGGTGTTGTAGGAATGATTGAAGCCTCGACCTCAACCACTGGGTTTTCTTGTGTTGCCACTTCTGGTTCCTCCTCGGAATCTGTTGGGGTGGGTTCGGTTGCATCTTCTTCTGGTTCTGATGCAGCGATTTCTGTGATGACAGCATCCTTGAATGCTGGCTGTGCGACAAGACTGATCTCAACGAGGTCTGCCTTTGAAACGACCATGACGCCGTTTTTGTCGTACTTAAACTTTGTTGGGACAGCGCCAACGCTCACTGAGTCGTAAGCGCCTGCTTTTACGAGTTCAATGGCGTCAGCGGCTGCGCCCGTTTTTGCGAACGTGGCGGTGAATCCAAGTCCTTCGGGCATATCAGCGAGCGATGACACGACGCCGCGAAGTTGGCTCATGTCGTGATTTTCAAGCAACTTGGGTGCCTTCATGTCAAGGTCAAAAGCGCCACGAGCAAAAGAAACTTTGGTGCCGTCCATAACGGTTGCCGACACTGGTGCCCAAGGGACTGCAATGCCAGTGATGGTCTTTGGGGCATCTTCGCCAGCGGAGGCGTCGAGAGTGATGGGGACATTTACAAAATGAATCATGATGGGCTTTCTACTGGCATTTCTACTTCGGGTTCAACCATGACGTCGTGCATTTCTTCTTCAAGATAAGCACCGATATCAAATTCAACATAACGGTTGCGTGGCAAAACGTTAGAGCCACTCATTACCTGTTGCAGACATTCCAAAAATGGCTTGGCTCCATACAGATATAACTGACGGTTGCTGTCCTGCACATTTGTGTACGTCAGGCCTGAGCCTTCCTGCGGTGCCGAAACAAGATAGGCAGGAATGTTAGAAACGCGAGCAATTTCTAGTGACTGATACTTGCGTTGTTCAGCAACTACTTCTGCTGGTGAAACGCTGAACTCTTTGAACTCGACATAATCGTTGAGCGCGCCGATTGCGTTCTGGCGACGCATTGCTGACCATGCAGCTGCAATTTCGCTGAGGCTGTCAGAGTCAAGAGTTTCGCCACCCTTTTGCTGTAAATATCCCGGCACGGTTTCTAAAGTTGCGTAACGGTCAGCCGCTTGGTCAAGGTGAGTTGCTATTGACAAAGCACGAGCGCCTTGGTATAGGAGCCCTTGAATTGGTGACAAGAATTGAATGACGTCGTTGCTGTCGCCAATTTCTACGCCGTTAAATTGAATTACATCAGAAGGGCCGAACCATTGGGGCCCAGTTTGATTTGGAGTTGTGATCATTGCAGCTGGTAGCCAAGTGAATGATGCTGGCAGTCCAGTGGAGTATCTGCTAGTCACGAAGGCAAAAGCGCGACCGTAGAAAAAAAGGTCACTAAAAATATTTGAGTAGAAGAAGTTGCGTGTGACTTTGGGGTCTGGCTGTTCCATCCACGGTTCAATCGGTAGATAGATTTTTTCGTAGCGTTCGCCTGTCCACTGCTTTGAGTAGTGGCGCATTTCAAGGCAACCAATCATGGAAGCCAAAAGGTCTTTCGAGCGTGACACGGTCGGGTTCTGCAATGCGCGTTGTTCGGCTGCGCCTGTGGTATAAGCAAGGAAGTCGTTTATCTGTGCAGCGCCAGCGCCAGCGGCAGCCTTGACTGGGGCAGACGACATTTGTGCAGTCGTGACTTTTGGAGTGAAGAATCCCACGGGCGGAGTCTCGCACAAACTTGTTGCAAATGCAACTACCTTGCTGAACCCATCATTGCCCGACCAGATTGAGTTGGGCGAGAGACAAGAGAAGCAGCTGCTACGAGGCACCTTGCGCATTCGATTGGCCCCGGACTTTTCTGCGATGACAAAACGACGCTTCCATTCGCTTTGACAAGGGTCGCCCTGTTGACGTGTTCCGCCAGCATCTCTTCGCCAGTGTGCAAAAGCCGTCCCTCAGTAATCATTGACTTGACTAGCCCTGTGTACTTAATCATCTCTGCGTAACCCCACAAAGAGCGCCGACGGATTAACGGCTCTGGGGTGTGAAGGTCAAGCGTTGGGGTGATAGCCAATTTAAGTTTCGGGTCGTCCTCCATGAGACGCTCGATGTGTCGCCACATTTGGCGGTTGGTTTCGCAAGTGAAAGCAACGCTGGCAACAATGTCGCCGTCGCTGTTCAGCCCACAAAGAATGCCGACATATTTTGAGTCGTCCACAGAACTGTCTACAGCCAAAACGGTATTGCCACCAACTAGGTCTTGGTTTGTGGTATAACGCTTCGCCCACTCACCCGGATTTATCCATGAGTTAGCGGCAGCGACCCAAAGGTTGCAGTGCGCTCGAAGGTACTGCGAACGGTCAGGTGCAGCAGCTGCACTTTCTAAACCTTTCATTGTAATGGTGCGCCCTAGTGCTGGGTTGGCGTAGCCCCAGTATTGAGGGTCGTCAGGAGACACGCCAGTTGGCAAAGACCATTCCGCCATGAACAGATCAGAACGCTCGCCAGAGTCAATGACACCCAAGGCTTGCTCACGCAATTTTAGAAACGCCCGTGACGATTCATCGCCAGCAGTTGAGACAAGAAACGCCAGCGGAGAAGGCACAGCAATTTGAGATGGCTTCAACGCTCCAAAATATGTGGCCTCAGTGATTGCCCACAGTTCGTCAACAATGAGAATGTCCCAAGTGCCACCATGCTTTTTACCTGTCGCACTGTTCACTTTATAAACAGACCCATCAAGCATCTTGACCTGATGCCGACCGTAAGCCCACGTCACCTTTGCTAGTCCAGACTCTTCGAGCAGTTCAAAAACTTCGCGCAAGTCCTCAAACACTTCGGTTGCCAAACCCAGTTCATGAGCCGTTGACATAATGCGAACGGGTCGCCCCCAGATACGCGGAAGTTCCGTCAGACAAAAGCCCACCAAAGCAGAAAGCATTGTGGTCTTGCCATTCTGTCTGCCAGTACTGATCAGAGCAGTGCTTGAAATAAAGTTTCCATTTTCATCATGCTCCAAAGCACCATCGAGCGCATTCATTTGCCACGGAAACAACGTGCGGCCTAGATGCGCCTCACTCCAAGCCCCAACCAAAGACGAGTAAGAACCAAACGCCCCAGTCGGCGTAACCAACCTAGGCTGCTCAATCCCAACGCCAACAGTTCCAGCCGATTCACAAGAGTCTTGAACCGAGTCATGACTGTTTCCAGAGATATCAGAAAAAGGGGTCGGGTCC